AAGGATCGATACCAAAGACTGGCTTCTCAGGAGTTTGACCACTTTCTACGAGACCGTCGATGATCTTCTGTAGACCACCGCCGAGACGAACTCCGATCTCAACTGCTGCGCCTTCTACACCCTTCGATCGAATGGCTGCATCAGTTAATACTTCGTAATTTGCGCTGTCTGTTCCGAACTGCGCTTGGATTTGATGAATTGATACTGGTTGTTGCGACATTATATAGTTACCTCATTTTTGTTTCGAATATATTTAGCAATCATATGCATAATAGCTTGATGGACGTCTTCTGTTGCTTCGTATTCTGGAATGTCAATATGGAGAGAAATGTCTGCGAGTTGAGCGCACTTGTTATCGCGAAAAAATCCAGTCAAAGCAATAGTCTTCATTTTCAATGACTTAGCAGTCTCAATTGCTTTGACAACGTTTGGAGAATTACCGCTCGAAGAGATTGCAACGAGCACATCACCTTCTTGACCGAGTGCATCGAGCTGAAACGAATAAACATCGTCGTAACTGATATCATTGGAGATGGCAGTCATCAATGGAATATTTGCGGCCAATGAGATAACTCTTGGTCGTAATCCACCTTTCTTACAACCCTTTGTGTAGTCGCACGCCCAATGTTGGGCGATCGAAGCAGAAGCACCGTTACCAATTGTATAAATGTTATTACGATGATTCGAAATACTTGTCAGCCAAATCAGTTCGGCAGCTTTTTTAAATTCTTCATGATCAATGCTCGCAAACCCAATATTAATCAGGCCAAGATGATCGAATATGATATCAGTCTCGATAGACAACTCGTGCTCCTTCGTGTGAAATGCCTACATCGAGGCAAGTACGATCTGAAAATTCTTTGCGGATTAGACTCTTAGAATCTGTGAGTGCCAACATATATCCGCCCCCGCCTGCTCCGAGAAGTTTAGATCCAAATGCGCCTGCGCCTAGGCATCGATCGTACATACTATCTATCTCTTCTGAAGAGATGTCGTCGCTCATTTGTTTCTTCAACACCCAAGCAGAATTTAGTAGTCTTCCATATTCGTTGTTATTCACTCGTTGAGTGCCTTGCATTTTTGCCATATTGGAGAGCTCACGAATAACAAATGTCTTGGCTTCGAAATTAATATTATCGAGGATCTTCGCTGCGTGATGTTCGATATGAGTTGGAATTAAGATCATATAGTTCTCGATGCTATTCGAATCGAGTCTCTTAACATCTACACGATTATTACCAAGTTCGTTGGTATATTCGATATAATTCATACCACCGAACGCGGATGCAAACTGATCTTGCATACCGATCTTCCAACCACACAGATCGATCTCGATGTGACATGCAGTCTTTGCAATAAGATAAGGATTTACGTATTCGTAGCCAAGATAGGCAGATAATGTTTTGATCAGGGCGCAAGTAAAAGCAGACGATCCGCCAAGACCATTACCAATCGTAGGAATATCTGCGAATGATGTGATCTCAATGTTGGATTTGATACCGAAGAACTTGAGAGCATTCCGAACTATTTCATTCTGAATGTCTTCTACGTCGGTAACACACTCTTGTTTCGAATAAGAAATTTTGATATGATCATGAGGAGTGTACATGACTGCCACATAGACATACTTGTCGATGGCTGTCGAGATGGTTGCTCCACCCCACTTTGCAAAGTGTGTGGGGATATCGCTACCACCACCGAAAAAACTAACTCTGAGTGGTGCCTTGGCCAATATCACGGTGTTGTTCCTTTAACGAAGCGATGAGTCCCTTCCACTTGGGAATCACTGAATCCCAGCCGAAACGAGTGTCTGCGTATGCTTTGACAAATGACATCATATTAGTAATGTCGTTATTCTGCACGTTCTCGATGGCATACATCAGAGTATGAGCAAAGATGTTGGCATGCAGATTTGGATTCTCATGATCTCCGTCATACTGAACTGTAAGACCGCCTGAGGTATCAGTCAAAGCAGAGAAGTTGGGATGAACTGCAAGACAACCTGCAGACATGGCTTCAATCAATGAACGACACGAAGTTTCAGGCCAGATACATGGATAAGCAAAGATATGAGCACGCTGATATGCAGCTCGAACAGTTTCTTGATCTGCCCAACCGTGGTAATTGATCTGTGGGTGCTCCTTCATCTTATCGAAGAGTGGCTTGTACGCTTCGTCGCGTCCCTCCCAGCTAGGGCCATAGATACCGAATGAAGAGAAGACGTCTAGCTCAATATTCGGATATTTCTCGGCGAGAGCGCAAAATACAGGAACCAGAATCTCCAATCCACGATGCGGTGTGGACGTATAGATGAGACGAATCTTATCCTTTGGCTTGTCAACGAGTGGAATAGGATCGACACCTGTTTCGATAACTGTCGAATGATTGCTATATGGAACTCCAAGATAATCGCGATACTGTTGATACTGCCAGTTCGAACTGAAGACTAACTTTTGAAAGCGAGCTCGAGAAGCTGGATCTTGAAGATGTGAAGCTTCGGGATCACCGGCGAGATCATGTAAATGGTAGATCTTAATTCTGTTAGGATAAAGGTTACGGACGCGAGCAGTGATAATTTGGACACCGTCGAGTTCATCTCGAGTAAGTCGGTTGAAGAGATTTCGAGTGGTAAGTTCTGTTCCGCCATTCGATTCCTTATTCAGTTCATTTAATTCAATTAGGTCTTGGTTGTTCATAATTTTTATATCCATTCACTAAATAGTCATCGTAGAGGTATTCGATGTCTTGATTCTTAAAGAACTCTTTATCATTAAATGCTTTGTCATCAATCCACACATCGTATGACGGTTTTCCGAGCCGAACTTCGTGAAACTTACAGCCCCAATCATTAAGTTGTTTGTTAGTAAGTGCGGTCCAATTTAGTCCGGATCCTGATCCCCTAGCCGTCCAATAGATAATGGTATGGCCTTGATCGTATAGTCTATTTATCTCTTCAATACGATGCTTAAGCGGAATGGCAAGACCATAACGATGTTGACCATCTGTGAAAGGAGTACGACAGATGGTCTGGTCAATATCTACCATGTAAATCATTCGACTGAAAATCCAATAATCGTGTCATAGCGAAATGAACGCCATCCCTTATTTTCGAGATCCCATACAGCGAGCACATCAGGATTTGGTGTCTTCTTCTGCACGACTTCTTCGAGATCTGTCTGAGCTGGAAGTTCTGTCGGTGACAGAGTACAACGAAGAACTCTTTGCGTGCCATCCTTCTTTAAGAAGGTTACAATTGCGATTCCAGTTTGAAGAACGCCCTTTAAATATTCATTCTGCCAAGAACGATCGTTCTGGTCTGTCGTACCATTCAACGAGTTTATCATAACCACCCACCTTTTCTGCATTGATAATAATGAAAGGAACCGTTCTTACATCTGGAAAGCTTTCCATAAACTCTTCGCGCGTAAGATCTTTTCCTATCTTCTTTTCTATATACTGTTCTCCTTTATTTGTAAACAAGTTTTTCGCTTGTACACAATAAGGGCAATTGTCTTTCGTATAGATTAGAATATTCTTAGTCATTTGTGCCTGCTTTTGCATAAATTCCATATGATACTCGCTTCGGATCTCCGTACACCGTATTTGCGCGTACTCTAATAAAGCTCTTATCTGAAGATGGACCTGCGATAGTAATCCAAGGATTCTGACCTCTTTTCCAAGCTTTCAGTTTATTATAAGCTTTTTCGCCTTCACTTCTTCCTCGACGAACTTCTTTTACTCCGGCAACAATTGATCGCCGATCACCTTTTGATACTAACTTAGCACGCGTTCTCTTCTTACCCATTATAACACCTCATTTTTATTGTTCATACACCTATTATATAACACGTTTATCAATTAAAGACAACTCTTTTTCTCTGTCTATGTACTTATACTCTACTTTTGTAGGGTTCCAGCCTTCAATAGCTTTGAACACGTCATCAATATTCAGTGTGCTACAGGTATAGACGTCCAACTGAGCAAGTGCTGGTTCACACTCATCCCAAACATGAAGAGCAATATGACTTGTCTCGATAATAGTCACTGCGGTTAGACCGCGGTTGCCGACCATATCTGAATAAACCGAATAAGGACCCATGAGAACCTTCATATCGATTATTTCTACTAGTCTATGCATCCACGCATTAATTGCTGCGGTGCATCGTGGAGGATTACTTAATTCCGCTCTGACAATTAAGTGCTTGTGTTCTAGTACCTTACCCACCTCATAAATTCTCCTGTTCGGGGTTGAAAATTAAAGCCTTGACGTGGCTTGCTTGAATTTTACAAGATACCCAATTATTATAATATTGAGGATCTAAGATAGCATCTGTATCGAATATATATTTAGTTTCAAAATAATTACATTCTCCGCGACCCTTACAGAGTCTTAAGATGGTTCTACGAAAGCTATCTTTTCCGTAGAGATCAACATCTTCTTTGAGGGAAGTAGAAGATCCGTAGTAGTCTCGCCAATCGGACTCTACGCGAAGCTTCTTTCGTTTGCCTTTAACAGTTTTGTATCCGGCTTTGGTCAGATACTTACGACCGATATATTTTTTGCCGTTTACCAAATTTTCGATGAGATATATGAAGCCATAATAATCTTCAACATCAGTAAATTCTTTGTCTTCGTATAACCATGAATTCATAGATCACATTCCATCAGTAGAAAGATCTATTTATTCTTCATATTCTTCATCAAAGGGATCTTCAAGATGAAGCTCAGCTGAACAATATGGGCAATATTCTGGAAGAGTTGTATTTTCTGTAATTATTTTGAATTCCTCTTCACATGAGGGGCAAGTTATCCAATCCATTATAGTGTGAATCCTTTAAATGTATTTTCATCAACGTCTTTTTTCACTCCACCGATCACATAGCTAGTAATTTCTGTTTCTTGCGGCGCAACCTGTACATCAGAACCTGAAATCCACTTTTGTGTCCATGGAAGCGGATTCACACCAGGTTTACCATTCAGTCCGATGGCACCCATTCTTTTAGCCGCGATGTGATCTACATAGTCGCAAAGCAATTGCTCGTTTAAGCCGATCATTGACCCGTCCTTGAATAGATACTTCGCCCAAGCCTTTTCCTGTTCGACAACCTTGTTGAACATCGTAATGCACTCGTCTTTTGTTTCTTCAGCAATTTTCGCAAAGTCTGGATCCTCTTTCGGTAGAATCTTAAGGAGCTGCTGAGTCGAAGCAAGGTGTACGTTCTCATCCCGTGCAATGAGCTTGATAATCTTGGCGTTACCCTCCATCTTCTTAACTTCGGCGAAAGCCCAACTACAAGCAAAGGAGACGTAGAATCTAACTCCTTCGAGCGCATTCACGGCATTCAAACAAAGCCAGAGAGCTTTCTTGTGATCATAATTATATCGCATATTGCTATTAAATGCAATCAGATCGTCATAGTATTTACTAATGTCATGAGCGCAATCGGCTATTTCTTGGATGTCGAGCATCTCGTCAAATACCCTTGACGGATCTGAATAAACGTTTCGAATGATATGAGTGTAGGATCGACTATGAATCGTTTCGGAAAATGTCCATGTTTGGATCCAGG